ATAACAAGTTTATTAGCCACAGATATTAAGATTGGTGAAGATGACCAAACAAAAATAGACTTTGGTACAGCAGATGAGATCCATTTTTTTGCAGGTAATCAGAATCAGATAAAACTTACAAATGGTGCGTTAGTACCAGCAACAGATGATGATGTTGATTTAGGTACATCTTCTGCTGAATTTAAAAATGCATTCTTTGATGGAACTGTTACATCAGATGCTTTTGCAGGTGCATTAACAGGTGATGTTACAGGAAACGCAAGTACAGCTACAGCATTAGAAACTGCAAGAACAATTGGTGGCACAAGTTTTGATGGAACAAGTAATATATCGGTTGCTTTAGCAGACACTGCCACTGCATTAGCTACTGCTCGTAATATAGGCGGTGTGTCATTTGATGGTACAGCTAACATAAACCTTGCAGGTGTAAATACAACAGGAAATCAGGACACTACAGGTAATGCTGCTACTGCAACAAAACTTGCAACAGCAAGAACTATAGGTGGTACTTCGTTTGATGGTAGTGCAAATATTGCTGTGGCTTTGGCAAGTACTGCTACAACACTTGCAAATGCAAGAACAATCAATGGTGTCAGCTTTGATGGATCAGCGAATATAACTACATTAACTGCAGGAACAGGTGTTTCTGTATCAGGTACAGCAGTATCTATAGGTCAAGCTGTAGCGACTTCTAATAGTCCTACTTTCCAAAACCTAACCCTCAGTGGCACTGAATCAATAAAAGTACCTGCAGGAACGACAGCACAAAGACCTTCAGGTGCAGCAGGTGACTTCAGGTTTAACACTACATTAGGCAAGTTTGAAGGGCATGATGGCACAGAGTTTGCTGAAATTGCAGGTGGCGGTGCAAGTGCAATGGAAACTAACACTTTTACAGGTGATGGAAGCACAAGAGCATTTACAATAAGTTCTACTGTAAGTAATGAAGATGATCTAATAATATTTATAGATGGTGTATATCAAAACAAAGCAGATTTCGTAGCTAGTGGCACAACAGTAACTTTAGATACAGCACCAGTTAGTGGTAGAAAGATAGTAATAAACCACATCAAAGCAAACATATCAGGTTCTTCAGTAACACAAAATGCGTTTACAGGTGATGGATCAACAGTTGCATTCACATTATCTATAAGTCCAACTAACGAAAATAATACACAGATTTACATTGATGGTGTTTATCAACATAAAAGTACATACACAGTAAGTGGTACAACTCTTACCTTTGATACTGCACCAGTAAATAGCACAGCTATAGATGTAATCATGTTTAGTCAAACTGCACTTAACACACCAGCTTCAGATACAGTTACTACCAGCACGATTGCTGATGCTAATGTTACAAGTGCAAAATTAGCAAGTAATTCTGTTACAACAGTTAAAATAACAGATGCTAATGTAACAACAGCAAAACTTGCAGATAATGCAGTTACTACTGCAAAAATTACAGATGCTAATGTTACTACTGCAAAGATTGCTGATAGTGCAATCACAAGTGCAAAAATATCAGATGGCACTATTGCAACTGCTGATATTGCAGATGATGCAGTTACTTCTGCAAAACTGGATACTAATATAGATATAGCAGGAACATTAGATGTAACAGGTGCAACTACTTTAGATAGTACCTTATCAGTATCAGGAAACATAACAGGTACACTTGCAACAGCAGCACAACCTAATATCACAAGTGTTGGTACTCTTACTAGTTTTAGGTCAACAGGTATTGATGACAATGCCGATGCTCTTGCTATAACTATTGATAGTAGTGAACGAGTTGGAATTGGAACTGCTAGTCCTTCATCAGAGTTACATGTAAAAAGTTCAGGAACTTCATCAGATACTTTAACGATTGAAAATTCAACAGGTAATGGTAGTTGGAGAGTTAAAGAGGGTGGTAGTAGTAATGCCTTGTTTCAAGGTTATAACGCAAGTAATTCTGAAACGATTAGATTAGACCCAACTTCAGATACATATTTTAATAATGGTAATTTTGGGATTGGCACAAATTCGCCAAATGCATATAGTAATGTAACTACATTAACAATAAATGGAACTAATCAAGGAAGAGTAGATTTAGAATATGGTGGAACTCTAGGATTATCATTATTAGCTGTTTCAGGAGAATCACAAATAAAAGCTAGTGGTTCTTCTAATGTTATGACTTTTGAAGTCAATGATGCAGAAAGAATGCGTATTGATACTTCAGGCAACTTGTATGTGGGTACTACAAGTGCAAGTGATTACTACACACAAAAACTTATGGTAGCAGGTAATATTGCTTTTGGTACATCAACCTCTAAAAATCTACTTGGAGATTTTGGCGAAACAAATTTGTATCTTATAAATTACAATACGGATTCATCAGCAACAATGAGATTTCATGTTGGTGGTGGTGCTTCTAATAAAGAAAGAATGCGTATTGATTCTTCAGGTAACTTGTTGGTGGGAGCAACCTCAAGAACAGGAGGTAAAATATTTGGAAATGCAACACCAAGTACTCCATTTATAGAAACACAAAACTCCACAACTGGAGCAACTCACTTTTCTTTATTTCATAGAAATTCCGCAGGAACAGAAATTGGTTTTATTAAAGTATCAAACACAGGCACTACTTATGATACTGGTTCTGACTACAGACTTAAAGAAAATATAGAACCAATACAAAATGGTTTAGAAAGACTTAATGAACTCAAGCCAGTTAAATTTAATTGGAAGGCAGATGGCACATTAAGTGAAGGTTTCATTGCACACGAAGTTCAAGAAATATTTCCTGATGCAGTAGCAGGTGAAAAAGATAGTGAAATGATGCAAGGCATGGATTATGGAAGAATAACACCATTATTAGTCAAAGCTATACAAGAACAACAAGAACAGATTGAAACACTAAAAGCAGAAGTTAAGGAGTTAAAAGAAAATGGCTAATACTAAAGTTACAAGTGGTGTAATAAAAGATGATGCAGTTGGTGCAGACCAGTTAGCTAGTAACTCTGTTGTTACTGCTTCTATTAATGACAATGCTATAACTACAGCAAAGATTGCAGACGATGCAATTCTTACAGCTAAGATTTCTAACAGTGCAATCACAAACGCAAAGATGTCATCAAATAGTGTTGATTCAGATCAATATGTTGATGGATCAATAGACACAGCACATATAGGAGATGGACAGGTCACAAGTGCTAAGTTAGATACCAACATAGCTGTAAGTGGAACTTTTAATGTAACTGGCGTAACAACTTTAGCAACACATCTAGTTTTAGGCGATGATGATATAATTAAAATAGGTGCAGGTGATGATATGCACTTGTTTCATTCAAGTAGTGTAAATCTATTACAGGTTGACCAAGAATTTAGAATACAAAAGAAAACTGGTCCAGCAAACATGATTGTGG